CTGATTTTTCATTGAGTGCATCCTCTAGTTCTTTCTTAGATGCAAGGTTACCAATTGAATCGATAACTATCATTACTTTATCTCCTCTTTCGATATTTTCAAGTTGTCCTACTAAATCAAACTTAAGCTGTTCAACATTTTGCATTGGAGTATGTAATACTCTTGATGCGTCAATACCAAATGATTCGAAATAAGATTGGGGTGAACCAAACTCTGAATCATAAAATAGCATTACTGCATCTTCATGTTGTTTAAGATAGGCTGCACCCATCAATAAAGCAAATGAAGTTTTGAAATGTTTTGAAGGGCCAGCAAGAACTGTAAGTCCTGAAGTTAATCCTCCATCAATATCACCTGATAGCGCAACGTTGACCATTGGAACATCAGTGACAGTTATATCTTTTTCAGCAAATAAAACTGATTTAGATAGAATAGATGTATCTTTAATTTTACTATTCTTTTTTAATTTATCCATTATAGACATATTATCTTCTCCTGGCCTTTGATGGCCTTGTGAACGCGTCTAGCATTCTTTGTTGTTTACGACTTCTTGAAACAGCTTCAGCCATTTTTCTTTTTCTTTTGGCTGCAGGTTTTTCATAGAATTCTCTTTTGCGTACCTCTTGTACGATACCTGCATTATCACAGGCTTTTTTGAATCTTCTTAGACCAATATCAAAAGGCATTTCTTTTGGTGGTCTTTTGTCCTTAGGATTACGATTCTTCCTAGGTGTTAAATCTATACTTGGCATAGGTCTCCTTTATTAATTTCTATAGTACTATTATACCATAAAATCAGTGAGTTGTAAACTGTTTTTTTCATATTTGTATTCTTTTTTTATTGTCTTGAACTAAGAATTTAGTATCAATCATTTCTAACTGATTGTTTAGATATCGTTGAACCATTCTTGCAGCATGTTCTGCTGTTGTCACTGGCACATTTTGACAAATATGGTTAAGTGACCTTTTTGGTTCAAGCAATATAAAATCTTCTGGTAGTTTCATCAATGATAAAGCTTCTCTTACTGTTAAGTATCTATCTTCATCTGGATGAGTTAAGCAAGTTGGCATATGACCGACAAAAGCTCCTATTTTATCTTTAGGAATCTCTGTTGTCTTTCTCATTATGTTACCACCAGCTTTGAGCTTATGATATTGTCTATCACATTTCTTTGCTACATTATCGTAACCATTTTCTCTCATCCACTTTGCTACTTCTTTATATGTTGTTCTTTCTTCTATGTAATCCATAGGGTTAGTTGTTTTTTCAATCTTGTCTTGAAACTCGCTATGAGTAATACCACCCTCTAATACTTCAAGTACATATCTGTAATATGGTTCTTCTGATGGAGTCTTTTCGTTACATAGTATCTGACTCATAGGGTCATCATCTTTTCTTTCAACTGCTCTTATATCTTCAGCTATCATAGTTGGTTTTTCTAATACGTATTCAAACAATGGTACTTCATCTCCTTTCCAAAAGAAGTAGAAGCATCTATCTCTTACTTGACTTAAGCCATGCAATATCGATTTTGTTTTATAGATACTAAACGAATAGCCATGCTTTTCTCCAATCTTTCTAAGTTTCTTTACTACAGGTTCTCCCATCTTACTTGCTAACCTTGGAGCATTTTCTCCCCAAAATACTTCTGGTTGAGCTTCACCAAGTACATATTCAGCTGCTGTATACATCCATTCGTTCATAGGATTATTACTTCCTGCAGATGGACTTAGTGAGCTGAGCCCTGCACATGGGCATACAGTATTAATCACATTAACTTTTTCTGTGTAACTGTGGCCCTCTGAGAGATTCAAATATGGGACCTCATTGTTATAATGGTGCACAAGGTGATTATCATTAGCTTGAAAGCCATCATATGACATTATATACTTTGGTCTTTCTCCAAAGACATTCTCCATTGCTATTGTTTCTCCACCTATAAGTGGTATTATACTCGCATAACTCATGCAAAAAACTCCTCTAATCCTGCTGCTTCTATTCCATTCCAATATGGATAGAACTCTCTGGATAAATGTATTGATTGTGGTTTCTCCATGTATTTAAAATCGAGCTTACCTTCTTTATTAAAGAGATGACCAGTCCATCTTTTGATGCCGTATTCTTTCTCTATGTAATCGTTAAATTTATTTCTTGCATCATTTCTTTCTGACCAAGAACCGTAAAATGGTTGTCCTTTATAATATCCTGATTGCGGTATTCTTCTACTAACATCTTCTATTGGAAGTAACTCATATATCTTTGCATTATATTTATTTGCTTCTTCAATATACCTATCAGCTAAATCTTCTATCTTTTGTCCTAGTCTGATTACATGATGTCTTATATCGATATTACCAAAATAGCATTCTATCTCTTCGTAATCAAATGGGATAAATTTATCAAATCCATCATTGATAGCTCCATTTAAAGTTTTGAATGGAATGCTGTTTACTGTCCAACCTGGTCTATACATGCAGATAGAATGACTATCACCAATAACTATTTTACTAGTTGGATTAGGATAGTCAATTCTTGTAGCTTGATTATACATGCGTTCTAGATTTTTAAGGTCTACCTCATGCCATTCTGGTTGAACCTCTTTCTTAGCCGATTCCAGTTTTGATTTAACCATTTCGTGATACGGCGGGAAGTCGATTCCAATTGAAAAGACTCTGCCTTTGAACTTAGAAAAGTTGACAGTGTTCTTAACATAAGGAAAACCGTATACGCCACCAAACATATTAATTCCACCAGACCAATCAGTGCCGTGATAGACCCAAAGGTTATCATAATTATTGTGGTCTTGAATTTCGCCACCGTAGTTAACATCGCAGTTTCCATATTTCTCCTTTATCATATCGCCATACATTACTCCTGCAGCTCCTCTATGAGAACCTGGCCTTTTGGCTATAGGAATAAATGGACAATTAATTATATTTTTCATTAGATATATTATACCATACTTTGGCACAAATGTAAACGTTTTTATTCAAAGAATTCAGTAAGATTATTCGTCTTCTGTACACGTGCTACGCGTCTACGCGCGCATGCTCGCTCGTCTTCTCTTATCTGTAGGTATACACCAAACTGACATGACAACACTTCAGTTCCGTAGTATTTAAGAGAATCTTGTTCGTATTGAAACAATTTTGTACCGTCCTTCTTATTTATATTAAAAGCTTTAGGATGAAACTCGACATTTGTTGTTAGTCCTATTTCATCTGAATTTTCTCTCATGTAGTATATTGCTTCGTCATATAATTTCTTTGGAGCATCTGGCCACATAAGTTGTATTGTATACACCGCTCCTGGACCAGGTGATACGAATCTTTGGTCATGATGATACTTCATTTGTGGTAATACAGACGACGAAGCAGCTCCGTGAAATCCATAGTAATGACCAATGCCTGGCTGTTCTCTTAAAAGAGTATAAATCTCAGACATATGATTACATTGTTGCATTCTTTCTAAGAATCCGGTATCTCTAAATGAAGCAACCCATTCACATACATCAACTGCATGAAACTTTCTATCTTTGTCATTATATTTTTGACGACAAAAGTTTCTACCTGTAGTTTGAATAGATGTATGTAACTCTGTTGTACCCCAGATTGGCTGCTTGTTTTGCATAGCTTTATCTAGATTACTACGAACAAATTGAATATATTCTTGGTCATCATCAGCTATCTTATCGAAATCGACAAAGACATTGTCTTCTCCTGACGCAAGAAAATGAACTCCTCTTCCACCATAGAAATGAGATATAAAAGTATTGCCAACAATATTCATTATTGATGTATCTAAACTTGCAATCTCTTGGCCAATGAATCTCATACGGTCATCTAAAGTAATTGTTGGATGAAAATATTCTACATCTTCTCCAAGTCCAAAGTCATTTTTACCATGACGATTTACTGATTCGTATTGTTCATCGCTATAACCAAGTTGAATTGCTGACCTTTGGTTTACTTTATATAGAAACCAATTGAACTCTTTCATGAGTTCTTTATCGTAATTCGACCAATCGTAATTATAATTAGTACTTGACACGTTCCTCGTTATCTCTTTTAAGATGTACAATAGAAACATCAGGACATCTCTTTTGAATTTCTTTAATTTGTATTGGGTCATCTTCAAAATGCATTTGTATTTCTACGCCTAAGTCTTTTAGCATGTTAATCATTTGGCCTTTAAAAATGCCTGAAGCTTTTCTACCATACAATGGATTATCTTTTACTCCATGCGTGATACGATGGTCTGGTAATTTTCTTTCTAATGGATTCATATAGAGAGTATTATATATCCCTCTGCTATGTAGCATTTTTAATGTTGCTTCTCTATCAGAAAAAGGCCGCCCAGTAATAATGATGTCATTACTACCAGGTCTTACGCCTGTGGTGCCTTCACCAAAATAGATTACTCCGTCGATGTCAAACGAATTAATTTTCATAATCGTTCTTTGCATCTTGGAAGGTGTGAGGCAAATCTACTGCCTTCGGTCTATTTTCTTTGAGCTGAGGTTTAGTAATCTCTGTTACTACTCTCCTAGCTAAAGCATCACATTCAAATTTGGCATCTTGAGTTTTGAGCTGTAATGGAGGAGTCTTTTGAGTCCATGCTGATGGTCCTCTTAAATATCCTACAATGCCCATCTCTGAAGCTACCTTACAAAATCTAATTGCTGAAACAACGACTCCACCAGAGTTTGGTGAATCTTGAACTGAAAGTCTAGCTGACATTTCATATCTTGCTCCTGCAAATCCATAAGCAACCATATCAAAGTTTGCTATTTTATTATCAGATGAGATATAATCTCCACCTGGTTTTTGTTGAACAGTAAGAGATGGACCAGCAAATAATGTCATACCTGCAGTTGATTCTCCTCTTACGTGGTTTTGTCCTTTTAAAACGTTTTCTTTTGATACATGTTTGTTATGTAATCTGTATTGTTTTGCCATATTAAGAAAATCAGTATTCGCTGTTCTTCCTGTTCTTATATGCTCCTGTCCTTGTGTAGAACCAGCAGCCATATTCATTTGAATATGTTGTGTTACCATTAGACCTGAATCTAACATAGCACCTTGTAGAACTTCTGACATTCTTGAAGCTCCCCAGGCTGACCTCATATCTGAACCAACAATTGTTAGTCCTGCATCTATGAATCTTTGTTC